GGCTCGGATGGATGCGAGCTACTTTTGGAACAATACCCGATAGGGAACAAATGATCCTTACACATATTAGTTAATTATGTCCAGTATAATTCAAGGTAATCCTGAATCTGGTTGGAATCTTACAGCAACACAAGCTTTTAAATTATTCAAACAAAATAAAATAGCTGAACCAACGATAAATGCTTTAAAAACTTATTTTGTTAATGAAATATTAATACCCACATTACAAGATATAAAAACCGAAAAAGGGTTACATTCACCAAATCAAATTAGTAGCCTTCGCCATAGAATTGGTCCTATAACTGTAAATGGTCAAAAGGTAGATTTAAAGCAAATTAATACATTATTTAAAAATATAGATAAAGGAAAAAATATTACAGGTAGCCAAGTACTTGATAGAACTAACGTTGCAAGAAGGGAAGCTTCAACAGGATTTAGTATAACAAGTGGTAAGATGGCTGATTTCTGGGATGAGATGTCTAAGTTAAAGAGTGAGCGTCAAGAAGCAATTCAATTTGCAGATGCAGATCAGCTTAAGATAATAAACAAGGAATTCGATAACAATATGAAAAGCTTGTTTAAAAAGAATAGGAAAATATTACCAAAAGTTAACAATAAACCTATAGAGTATGACTTTAATAAATTAGATCAATATGGTTGGACTGAAGGTAGTTCAAGAGAAGGTTATTTGCAATGGCAAAAAGATGTTTTTACTGATTCCCAAGCTCAAACTAGAGCAGCAGCTCAACAGCTAGGTCTAAAATTCGATGCAGGTCATACTTTAGCTTTAGGAGGTATGGAAATCTCTGAGGCTGAACGTCAGAAATTCAATATACCTAAAGATGAATTAGAACGAAGTGATGATGATAAAAGTTGGATATTACGTGGTACAAACTCTGCTTCTAACTTAGCTATTGAAATAGCAAAACTTAATAGAAGTAAAGGTAATTTATCTCCTAGAAATATAGAAGATATCATGCAGATTAACACTGCATTTACAAAAAGTTTATCTTTAGCAGAATATAATTTAAGAAATAATAAAACATTTAGACAACCTACGGATTATAGTAGAGCCTTTAGAAGCTTAATGGCTCATAATCCTGATATTGATATGAATCAATTAATATCACAAGCTGAAAATGAATTATTATTAACAGGAGTCCAAGAAACACCAGTTGGTAATTTATCACAAGTTAATGTAAAAAATCAATTAAGTAATACTACATCAACACGTGGTGATCTTAAAAGTTATACTGAAAAATTAGGTAATCAAACTAGTGTTAGATATAACGATCCTCATTTAATGAGAATATCCTCTAATCCAGAAGCGCAAGGTTTAGCTAATAAATTTAGTATTGGACCTGACTTTTTCAATAAAGCTCATTCTGCTGGACAACAACTTGGTAGTTACTTAGGTGGTCCTTTTGCTAAAATATCTACAGTAGATCAAACTATTAATGCAGCTGTAAAAGGTGATACAGTAGGTGCTGCAGTTGGTGCTTTTAAAGCATTATCTCATACTGAAAACTTACCTCTTGAAGATCTAGAAGAAAAATTATTACTAACTAACTAACTAACCATGGCAAGACTAAAAAAAGAAGCTTTAAAAGTAAGTAAAACTACAAAAGCTCAAGCTGAAGCTGCTGTTAAAAAAGCAGGTAAAAACGTTAAGATATCAAAACTACCTCCACCACCTTCAGGTACTTACTATCATAGAAATAGTGATGGTACGATTGATATTAGAGAAATAAACCCTGACGGTTTAAAAATAGCACCAAGAGTACCTAAAGTGTGACGGACCCTTTAACCGCATTACAAGAAGATTTCAAGTTGTTTCTACAAGCCCTGTGGTCTCAACTTGAACTACC